CCTCGGCGCGTATTTCTGAACGCCTTTTTCGCAACGGAGCAAACCATGGGACGCCGCGGCCGACATCCTGACCCCAACTCCGGGAGAACGCGGGCCGCCCTGGCCCGGGCTGCCCAGGTCGGAGCCATCGCGGCCCCGACATCCGCCGGCGATCCGGCGACTCCTCAGAAGGTGAAGCCTCCGGCGTCCGTCGCCGGCCGGCCCGCGGCCGCCCGATTCTGGAAGGCCCACGCCGATGACCTCGAGGCCGACGGCCGCCTGGCCTCCGACCGGGCCGAGACGTTCGGCCTCCTGTGTCACCTGTTCGCCGACGCCGAGCAGCTCGCCGAGCAGATCGGACAGGAGGGCTGGATCACCGCGACGGACAAGGGCCAGGCCGTGTCGCCGGTCGCTCGCCTGCTGCGTGACTCGCGGCGGGACTACGTCATGCTGGCCCGAGAGTTCGGCCTGACTGCGGCATCGTCCGGCCGGATCCCCCAGGAGGTCACGCATGGCGAAAGCCAAGAAGGCCACGACCCGGAAGCCGCGGTCCTCGCCAAGCTCTCCGTCCGCGGCTGACCCGAAGAAGCGGCCCGAGTACGTTCCGGGGTATCAGTGGGACGCCGCCGCGGCCGAGGCCCCGGTCGAGTTCATCCAGACCCTCTGTCGACACCCCGACGAACGCGGCGGCGACCCGAAGCGGATCGACCTGATCGAGTGGCAGAAGGAGCAGGTCCTACGGCCGCTCTTCGGCTGGCGACGTGCCGACGGCCGGCTCCGTTTCCGCCGGGCCGGGATCTTCGTTCCGAAGAAAAATCGCAAGTCGAGTTTGATGTCGCAGCTCGCTCAGTACATGGCGACATGCCACGCCCCAGCCCAGGACGTGTTCCTCGCGGCGAACGATCGCCTCCAGGCGCGGACGATGTACCGGATGGTCCGGCAATCGGTCGAGGCCTCGCCCACGCTCTCGCGTCTGCTCGAGGTGATCGACTCGCGGAGCATCATCCGGAACCGCGAGACCGGGAAGGAAATCCGCTGCCTGTCTTCCGACTCGTGGCGGAACGAAGGCCTGAACGGCTCGGTGATCCTGGACGAGATCCACTCCTTCCGCTCGCCCGACCTGGTCGACGCGTTGATCTACGCGACCCGCGGAACGGCAAACGGCCTCGTGATCTCGATCTCGACGGCCGGCTCGGACCGGAACGGAATCGGCTGGCGCTGGTGGCAGGACTGCGAGCTCGTGATCGCGGACCCAAAGGCGAACCCGACGTTCTACGGTCTGATCTACGCGGCGAAGGACGAGGACGACTACTCGTCGCCGGAGGTCTGGCGCAAGGCCAACCCGTCGATGGGGATCGCGTTCCCAGAGGACGAGTTCGCGGCGGACTACCAGGACGCGCAGACCGACCCGAGGAAGATGTCCAAGTTCCTCCGCTACTCGCTCAACGTCTGGCAGGCCGCCGACGCTCGCTGGTTCCACGGCGACGACTGGGCGAAGTGCAACGCGGGACCGCTCGCTCCGCTCGCCGGCCGCCCGTGCTGGGTCGGCGTCGACCTGGCGTCGAACCTCGACATGACCGCGGCCGCGTTCGTGTTCAAGGAATCGGACGGGTCCTATTCGGTCGAGTGGCGCTACTGGGTCCCACGCGAGACCGTGGCAGATCGCGTCCGCGAGGGGATCCCATACGACGCGTGGATCCGCGACGGCTGGGTCACGGTGACCGACGGCCACCGGCTCGACCACGAATCGGTGGCCCGCGACATCGTGGCCTATGGCGAGACCCACGAGATCAAGGCCGTCGGCTGCGACCCGTGGCAGGCCGGGGCCCTGGAGACGCTGCTCCAACGCGAGGGGATCACGACCCGCGACATCCCGCAGCGGACGAGCTACCTCAACGCGCCGTGCAAACTGCTCGAGGCCCTGGTCGTCGAGGGCCGCCTTCGGCACGGGGCGAACCCGGTCGCGACGTGGAACGCAAACAATGTTTGCGTCTACACGGACCCGACGGGAATGGTGAAGCCCGACAAGGCGAAGAGCAACGAGAAAATCGACGGCATCGCGGCCCTGGTCAACGCGCTCGCCCTCGCGTCGACCGACGAGGACACGGGCGAGGCCGTGAACCTCGACGACTGGAAGATCCGTATCATCTGATCGAGATTCTGCCGGGGGATCGCGGGGGAAACTGGCTACCATGCCCAGCCCCAAGAATCGCCGCCCGTCTACCACTGGAGGCCGCGGCAGCCGCCGCCGGACTCCGGCCAAGGCCGCCGCGGCCCCACGCGTGATACAGGTCCGCGGTACGTCGCTCTCGTCGCCCGGAAGCTGGGGCTCGATCCTGCCGTCGGCCGTGGGCCCCGAGACCGCCGTCCGGATCTCGTCGATCTTCGGCGTGGTCCGCTGGATCGCCCAGGCCGTCGGCATCTGCCCGATGCAGATCATGCAGGAGAACGCGGACGGTCGCCGGCAGAAGGCCGACATCCCCGCCGCCTACACGCTGCGGAAGCGGCCGAACCGCTGGCAGTCGGCGTGGGACTTCTACACGCTCCAGGCCTACTGGACCGCGCTCCACGGCAACGGCTACGCAAGGATCCTTCCGGGCGACCGCGGATGGATGACTCAACTGATCCCACTCCATCCGTCGCGAGTTGTGGTGGAGCAGAACGCCGACTACTCGCTCGCATACAAGTTCTGGAACGACAAGGGAATCTGGGAGCCGCTCGCCCAGGAGCAGGTCCTTCACTGGCGGTGGATCTCCGACAACGGGATCGTCGGTCACGCCCCGGCCGAGATGAACGCGACGAGTATCAACCTGGCCCGCCAGCTCGACACCGCGGCTACCGCGTTCTGGAGCAACTCGGCCCGGCCCGACATGGTCCTTGAGACGGACGAGAAGGTCCCCGACGCGGCGGTCGACGCGATCCGCGACGCTCTCCAGGAAGCCTACGGCGGAGCCGCGAACCGCGGCCGGGCTGCCGTGCTGCCGAAGAAGACGCGATTGAAGCCGATCGAATCAAACTCGATGGAGGCGTCGCAGTTCCAGGAGCTGCGGGACGCGATCCTCCCCGACGTGTGTCGTCACTGGGGCGTTCCTTCGACGCTCCTCGGTGATGCGAAGATGAACAAGTACTCGACGGTCGAGCAGGAGCACCTATCCGCGCAGGTCTGGTGCCTCCTGCCGTGGGCTCGACGAATGGAGTCGCCGATCGATATGGCCCTTCAGCCGGTCTATGGCGAGAACACCTACGCGAAGCTCGACACCCGCGGGATCCTGCGGGCCGACACCGCGGGCCGGGCCGCGCTCTATCAGTCGCTCTGGAACATGGGCGCGATCACCCCGAACGAGATCCGCGACCGCGAGGACTTCGAGCTGCTCGACACCGAGGCTGCGAACCAGACGTTCGTCCAGCTCGGTTTCTCCACGCTCGACGCCGCGGCCGCCCAGGCCGGGGCGGCCGGAGGGGAGCCGACCGCCGCCGTCACCGAGCCGGCCGGCGACACGCCGGACGACGAGGCCGACGACACCGGCGAGACGACCGACGACTCCCCGGGCGACGACGTGACCGAGGCCGGCGGCTTCCGCCTCGGGCAGCGCGTGTACTGGGCAGGCGGCGAAGGGGTGATCGAGCACCTGATGACCGACGGCGTCCTCGGCGTCGAGGGCTCGGCCTACGCGATCACCGCCACCGAGGCCGAGCCGGCCGCGAGCGTCCGCGTGTACCGCGACGACGAGCCGACCGAGTTCACCGTCGGGAAGCGAGTGTCGGAGCTATCGGCGACGCCGATCGAGAGCCAAGGAGGCGACACATGACCCAGATCGAAACCCGCTACCTCTCACAGGCCACCGACCCCGATGTCGAGCTCCGGCTGGAGACTCGCGACGACGGCCGGCCGGTGATCGTCGGCATGGCTCCGCCATGGAACAAGTGGTCGGTGGACCTCGGCGGCTTCAAGGAACGCTTCATGCCCGGGGCGTTCCGGAAGTACCTCGACCGATCGCCGAACGACCCGCGAGGGAAGGCCGACGTAGTCGCGAAGTACAACCACATGGACTCCGCCGTCCTCGGCCGGACGACCAACGGCACGCTCGACATCCAGGAGACCGAAAAGGGTCTCGTGTTCCGGGCGACCCCGCCGGTCGGAACGCCGACCACGGCCGAGGTCGTGCCGCTGATTCGAGATCGCTACATCTTTGGGTCGTCTTTCGCGTTCTCGCTGACCGAGGCCCGGGGCGAGTCGTGGGACGAGGATCCCGCCGGCAACGTGACCAGGACGATCACCGAGGCCGCGATCTTCGACGTGTCGCCGGTCACCCACGCCGCCTATCCGAACAGCTCCGTCGGCCTTCGCTCTCTCACCGCCTGGAAGGCAGCCCGTGGGCTCGTCCAGCACAGGAGCGAGGGCCGCGGACTACTGATCTCGCTCGACTACGACCGGACGTTCACCGCGGCCCCGGGCCTGTGGCGGTCGTTCGTGTCGATGGCGACGGCAGCCGGGAACCGCGTCGTCTGTATTTCGCGACGCGAGAACGACGACGCGAACCGCGAGGAGCTGCGGCTCGCGTTCGCGGACCTCGAGGTTTCGGACCTGATCCTGTGCGGGGCCGCCACTCAGAAGCGCGACGCCGCGGCAGCCGCCGGCCTGGCGGTGGATGTGTGGATCGACGACTACCCCGAGGGAATCGTCTCGGCCACCGAGGCCACCGGAACGCCGTCGCGGTCCGTGAAGGTCTCGTCGCTCGCCGGGGCTCGGGCCGCAGCCGCGGCCGCCGTGGCACGGATGCGAATCACTGCCGGCTAACAGGGAAACGACATGCCAACGCTCACCCACAATAGCGCGGTCCAGATCCGCTCGGTCTACTCCGATGGCGACCTGGTGATCTCCCGCGACGCCACTCTCCGGACCGACCTGATCAACGGCACGGCCTCGGGGCAGGCGAACGGCCTCTGGTTCGGGACGCTGACGCTGGCGGCCGCCGCCGCGACCACGCTCGACCTCCGCGCCCTGGAGTCGACGATCCTCGGGGGCACCGTCACCACGGGATTCTCGGCGGTCAAGCAGATCACGATCAGCAACGCGTCGACAGGCGCGACGCTGACCATCGACCAGGGCACGTCGAATGGCTGGACCCAGGTCACGGCCTACCGGGTCGGGGCGAGCGGCGTCGCCGTCCATTACGCCCCGGTCGCAGGCCTGCCGACGACGACCACGTCGAAGACGCTCCGCGTCACGAACAACGCGACCGCGGTCGTCACTGCCGGCAACACCACGAACGGCTCGACGGCCGTCGCCGGGATCTCCTCCACGGCCAGCCTGGCTGTCGGCATGGCCGTCTCGGGGACCGGCATCCCGGCCGGGACGACCGTCGCCGAGATCACGAGCGCGACCGCCGTCGTTCTCTCTGCCGCGGCGACCGCCACCGGCTCGGCCGTCTCGCTCACCTACCAGTGGGTCGCGGTCGTCGAGGTCTCTGTCGTCGGAGTGCTCGTGTGACCACCACCTGCCTGACCTGCGGCGGCCGCTGCCGCGTCGAGTCGAGCAAGCGGGCCGGCGACCGCCAGGTCCGTTACGTCGAATGCCAGACCTGCCGGCAACGTCGCCGCCAGGTCGTTCCCGCCAACGCCGTCTGGAGAAGAAAACGATGACGACCGCCGCCGCCGCAACCGCCGCAGCCGACAAGGAACACGGCCTCCTCGACCAGGTCTATGTGTTCATCGAGACCGCGAAGGCCCGGGCCGCCGACGGCCTGACATGGGGCGAGTTCGGCGAGCTCCTGCTCGCCCTGCTCCGTCTCGTCGTGCCGTTCCTCGACAACGTGAAGGCCATGTCGGGCCCCGAGAAAAAGGAGTTCGCGCTCGACGCTGTCGGCCGGCTCTTCGACGCGGTCGCCGACTACGCGATCCCGGCGACCGTCTACCCGATCTGGCTATTCGCACGGCCCGCCGTCCGGACGCTCGTCCTGGCGATCGCCGGCGGCGTCCTCGAGCAGTACCTCTCCGTCCTTCGTGGGAGGTGATCATGCCGATCCCGGTCGTCGACCAGATCAGAACGCTCCACGCGTGGTCGCCGCTCCTCGGCTACCTGCGGCGGATCTCGAACACGCTCGACGCCAGGGAGCGGGCCGTAGTCCTCGGCGACCTGGCCGAGTGGCTCGCGGAGAAGACGAACACGAAGTTCGACGACCGGCTCGCCTCGCGGGTCGCCGCCGTCCTGAAGACACCCGAGGGAGTCGAGCTCGTCCGCGAGTTCGTCGCCATCGCTGACCAGATCGCCGAAACCATGCCACAGGAGACCGACTCGTGATTCAGTACGCCCAGGCCGCCGTGGGGATCGCCCTCGTCGTCTATGCCCTCTACCTCGTCGTCCAGTGGGCCCGCGGGCTCCGCGCCTTCGGCTCGTCCTCGAAGATCCCGACCGACGACGTTCGGATCGTGAGCGACCTTGCGACCCGGCTCCGAGAGCAGGGGAAAACCCCGGCCGTCTCCATCGCTCTCCAACTCCACGCCGAGCTGCTGAAGCCGGAGGAGCCGCGGGTATGAAACCGCTCGTCCTCCTCGCCGCCGGACTGTTCCTGCTCGCGGGTCCGCTGCCGGCGATCCCGTGGCCCGTGTCTATCGTGACGGCTCCAGCCGCCGCGACGGCCGCGGTCTACGTCTACGAGAAGGACCAGACCGCCGTCCCGACCGGCGTCGTCGTGGGGCTCAACCGACTGAACCGAGACCGCGGGATCGTCGCGACGCTCCTCGAGGCCGACACGGTCGACGGCACGGGCGAGATCCCCGAGCAGTACCGGCCGGCCCTGGCGGCCGCGCAGGTCGACGGCCTGCCCGCCCTTGTCGTCCTGTCGGGCTCGACGGTCCTGTCGATCGTGAAGGCCCCGACCGACCCCGACGCGATCGCGAGGGCAGTCCCATGATCGACCCGAAGCTGATCGACTACTTCCCGGACGAGCACGACGGCTACCCCGACCACCTGGCGGCCGAGGACACCGACGACGTTCTTCGCGATGCCTGCGGCAACGCGGCCCGCGAGTTCCCCGACTCGCTCTGGATCGAGCCGCGGGACTGGGCCGACGCGGCCCGCGACAATGATCGCTACGACACCTGGCCGATCAACTTCATCGACCGATACACGAACCAGAATCCGACCCACGAATGCACCTGCCACAGTCTGCGGGCGAACATGGAAGCGGCCCGCAACCGCGCTCGGTCGATCATTTTCGAGGACGGTCCGAAGAAGGCCTACCGCTACGGTGAGTCGTCGCTATTCGGCTCGGTGTGGCTCTCGCCTCTCTCCGTCTACGCCGAGGCGAATCCCGACCGCTGGGGCGGGGCGAACGTCCGGGCGGTCCTGGAAATCGCGGTCCGCCGCGGGATGCTCCCCGACACGATGCAGCCGGCGGACTACCACTTCGCCCATACGCTCACCGGCACAAGCGGCGAGGGCAACTCGAACCAGTCCGGCGGGCAGTGGGTCTCGGTCTCGCGGTTCCCCGAAGGCTGGCAGGAAACGGCCCGCCACTTCCGACCGCTCGAGGTGATCTTCCCGCGGAGCTACGAGCAGGCCGTGTGCTGTGTCCTCCGCGGTCTCGTCGTGAGCGTGGGCCGACGGGGCCATGCCGTGCCGTGGGCCCGGTGGGTCGCCGATCAGCGGCTCATGGCTTACCCCGACTCCTACAACGTCACGCGCTACGACTCAGATCAGACCGCCCGTTCCGCGTGGCGTGGCTCGTTCGCGATCGCGACGGTGACACTCCCCGACGACTGGAGCCGGCCCGCCGGATGAATCATGCGGTCCATCATCGTCTCGCTGATCCTCGCGGCGTCGGCCCTCGCGGCTGACTGCGGCGTATGCCAGGGTACGCGGACCGTCGGACGGGTGCCGCTGTTCTATCCCTGCCCGAAGTGCGAAGGCACCGGCACGACGGCCGACATTCCGTCACAAAAAGACGGCAGTATTCCTGACCGAAGGCCGGGCCAGCCGCGGCCGGCCGTCTGCCGCGTTGTCGGGTCCAGCGGAGCGTCGATCGTCGCCGGGACCGGCGTCCTCGTTCGCGTCAGCGGAACCTCGGGCCTGGTCCTGACTGCCTGGCATGTCGTCCGCGGACACCGCGACGCGCTCGAGGTCACGTTCCCGGACGGCTCGACCACGCCGGCCCGCGTCGTCGCGTGGGACCAGGACTGGGACCTCGCGGCTCTCGCCGTCGGCAGGCCCGACGCCGATCCCGTGGCGATCGCCGCCCAGGCCCCGAGGAAAGGCGACAGGCTGACGATCGCCGGCTACGGCCCGGCCGGCGTCTACCGCGAGCAGACCGGGAAGGTCACCGACTACGGGTCACCGACCCGCGACCAACCCGCCCAGTTCGTCGAGCTCGAAGGGGCCGCCCGGCAGGGCGACTCCGGCGGGCCGATCTTCGACCAGGCCGGCGAGCTGGCCGGCGTCCTGTTCGGGGCCGCCCGGAACCGGACGATCGGATCCTGCTCGACGCGGCTCGCCCTGTTCCTGGCCGAGGCCGACCGGAAGGCTCCGTTCGCGACGCTTTGTGAGGTGAAACCGTGACCGACCTTGAGCAGGCTCGCGAGGAAGTCTGGCAGGCGCTGGCCGATCGGCCGCTGCGGAGGTCGATGCTCGGCCGCGAGCGGTGCGACGCGCTCGTTCGCGTCGCCTTGTCGCAGCTCGACGCCGTCGAGGGCGAGCTCGCCGCCGGCTGGTGCGATCACCAGGTCGACACGATCCGACGCCGCGTCGAGCGTCGTGTCCGGACCGTGTATGCCGAACAATGCGGAATGGCTTTCATGACGTTGATCCTCGTCTGGGCGATCTCGGCGATCGTCCAGGCCCTCGTGATTCGGTGGCTCAACAGTAGGAGCGGATCGTGACGCGAACGGAAATCGTCGAGGCCCTCGGTCCGACCGGGGCGATCATGAACGCGATCGGGATTCCCGCCGGGGTCCTGGCCGTGGTCCTCTGGATGTTCTGGCAGGCCGCCTCGTCACTCCACGAGACCGTGGTCGTTCCGATCGTCGAGAGCCACACCGAGTACCTCCAGCAGACATCGGCGACGCTCCGCTCGCTCGGCGAGACTCAGGTCCGCCAGGCCGAGACGCTCCAGGAGATCGCGGCCGGGCAGCGCGAGATCATCACGCGGATCGGATCCGCGGGCCCTGATCGCTGATCGTCCTACGGTAGGACGGCGGAGAGATTCTGCCACGGCAGGCGGTCATATCGTGACTGTCGGTAGGACACCACATAGACACACGAAGGGAATCGCCCATGCCGTCGCCCAAGCTCGCCCGCCTTCAGGATGACGCCGCCAAGGTCGCCGCCGAGATCACCGATCTCCGCGCCGTCGAGCCGGCCGACGATTCCGAGCGAACCCGGATCGAGGAGCGGCTCGCCGCCCTGTCGGAGCAGTCCGACACGATCTCGAAGGAAGCGGCCGCCGAGCGAGCCCTCGACGAGAAGGTCGCAAGCCTCCGCACGGTCACCGAGTCGGCCAGCTCGCCGAAGCCGGCCGAAGTGGCCCAGGTCGAGGACTTCTCGCGGCCCGACATCCGGGCCGGCGTTCGAGCGTTCCGCTCGGCGAAGGTCGCGGCCGATGTCGGCGAGTTCCTGGTCCGTCTCGCCAGCGGCGAGAAGCGGGCCATGGGCGAGACCGTCAGCGGCTACGGTGACTCCTACGTCGTGACCGAGCTCTACGACGCGATCGTCAACCGGCTCCAGTACCAGTCTGTGGCGCTGCAGCTCGCGAGCGTCTTCCGGCCGCGGGGCCAGTCGATCAACCTGCCGAAGAG